GCTTTAATTACTTCTTTTAAATCTAGAATTCTTTTTTGCGTTTCTTTTGACGTTCCACCGTCACTTACTTCGACACCCAAATTAGTTGTATCTTGTGTCATTACTACTCCCTTTTGGAAATACGCATATTTTTATTGTATAGGAATTATAACATTACAGCAAGTATAAGTCAATGTATAAAAATTTTTTGGGCAATAAAAAACCTCGCTAATATCAATTAACGAGGTTTTTTAGTTTTGGCTAATTCCGCTTTAACTTTATCAGATGATATAGTAATTCTTATATGATCTACAACTTGTAGTAAATCTAATATGGTTATTCTTTCATCTGCTGTATCAACTGAGTATAAATCAAATAATTCAAAGACTATATTATAATCTTTTCCCATGTATTTCCCTACTGTTGGATCCCAGTTATCTTTTAACTTTGAATATATTAAAAGACCAGTTTGGACTAACTCAGGAAAATCAGAAATCTCTAATGGAATTTCTGATTCTGTGGGTTCTATATTTAATTGTTCGCACATTTCAAAGTACGAATCTTTCGTCATACTTACATCAGTATTTTGAAAATACAACGTTAAAGCTTCTTTAATTATTTCTATTTGTTCTTGGTGAAGTTTCCCAAGTCAGTCACTGTTTCACTAATAAATTGATCAAAGTTAACTGAATTCTTCATTAGATCAAGAGCATTTTCTGACGAGAATTCAAGTTCTTCATTCATATCAGTAATACTAGTGATATCAATAGGCACTAAGTTTTGTACATATTCCCATTTTAGTCCAGTCCAGCCTTTTACACAGGCTTCTGAATACAATTTTAGGAATAACTCATCGTCAACAGTTTCAACTGGTTGACGGTTTTTATAAGTAACAGACGTGGCTTTTTTACGTAATTTTTGTACGGTATCTCTAGATAGGTAACTTACTGTTACTTTGAAATCAGGAAATCCTGGAAATTCAAATTCGGCTTCTTTGTGTGATACAACAAGAGATTTTAAAGATGTAATAGACATATATTCCTCGATTAATATATTGTTAAAATAAGAGGGAGAAAACCTCCCTCTTTATTAGGTTAACCCAAATTTTAGGTATTTGGATGGTAGTAACGAATTTCCAACTCATTTGCTGCGCCAATATCAAAAGCACTGGCAGTAGAGCCTTGAGCGGTAAAGTTAATATTTACAGAAACAACTTGATCAGTTGAGATTGCAGGAATTGTTAATACGCAAGCAGGCATTTCAAATTCTACTTTAACTGAATTTGCTGCACCACCTATAGCAACTAATATTAAGAACTCTGGATCTACTTCAGATGTAGCTGAAGCCAACATATCTGCTAATAGCCCCGCACTATTTAAAGCTCCGGTACGTAGATAAGCAGTTAAAGAACCAGTAATACTGCGAGTTCCAGTAAAATATGTAGCAGGTAAGTTAACCACACCCAAGTTAGCTGGAGTTAAGTAGCTAACATTATTGCTAATAGTTAAACTCCCACCAGTTAGAGCGATTGTGTATGCTGTACCAACACCATCAATACCGCTAGTAACTTCTAAAGTAGAAAGTTTATTAGCAATAAAAGGAGCAGTAGTATTTTTACCTTGAGCAGTACCTGTTAACACAGCAGTAACTCCTGGAGTTACGGTTACAACAGCAGCAGTACTAGCCCCACCAGTCAATGAACCTACACCAGTAGTAGGAGCAGCTACGTTTCCTAAAGTGGCATTCCAAGTTAATGTATAAGGTGTTCCACCGCCAGCTGCACCCACACCGCCAGTAACAGTTACATCACCCGGAGCAATATTGCTAAGAGCAACAAGAGCAGTTTGCATATCATTAGCTGTAATATTAAAAGCTAATGCAGATGTAGTTTGACCACTATAAGTAATAGTAAATGTTCCGCCAGCGGCATCAACCGTAATAGTCTGAACTTCTGAATTTCCGGCTCCACTAAATGTTACCGTTCCACCAGTAGTAGCAGCCAATCCACTGATTTGGCGAAGGATAGTACCTTTACCAGTCCAAGCTATAGTAGCAATTGCATCAAGGCCGAAATCAACAGTAGCAGTATCCAAAACACAATTATCAATTGCATAAGAAGAGCCGTCCAATAAAATAACCAAACCAAATTTTTGTAATTGGTGTTTCTGTGAGTAAGTAACTACGCAAGTAGTATTAGATACACCATCAGCCCATGCAGGTTGTGATCCGCCAATAGCATCAACTGCAAACATGGCATTCCACAGTACTGATTCCTCAGCAGTAATATTAGTTCCACCATCACGTGGACGCATATAGGTTGAGAATGAGAAATCTACAGGATCTAGTGCAGTGTTAAATGCACGTTGTCCGCGCACAGGGGTTGCGCCAGCTTCCGTAATAGTTACAGTTTCTGAGGAGGTATTTTGTGAGAACGACATACCATCCAACACTTGAATTTCAAATGTATTGGCAGTAGTACAACCAGTAGAGTTAATTGCGCCTGTTACCGCATTAACGTTAGTGGTAAAGAATACCCTTGCGTTTCTAATCAGATTAAATGACATTTTTATTCCTTTTAAAGTTGTAGTATTAAATCAACTAGATATTTATCTGTTATTGTAATTACTACATTTTTTGAAAACGGATTTGAGCTGTTAGTTCACCTACAGCATAAGGTGCTAGTAGACCTTCATCGGTCACTATAGATTGTACCAATATTTGAGTAGTTGAAAAATGATTTGTGGAGTCATATTCTACTTCTTGATTATTATCAAGGCACTCCTCCAAATCTTGTAAAAGTGTTTCTAGCTCTAGACTAGCTTCCTCACCTTTACAGTACACTTTTATAGTAACTGTTAAAAAGCACCATGCAAAACCAGATGGATGATACTCCCGGTACTCTGGACCTGCTGAAGAATACACACAGGGAAAGTCATTAACTTCATTCCAAAACCTTAAGTATGGAAAAGCATTATCAAATATATTAATACTATAAGGAGCAGTACCATCTATTTCCTTGAACTTATTAGTTAGGGCTTGAATTATACTTGTTCGTCTTGACATTATATTCCTACTGATCTTAATCTTTGTTTTAAGATATCTCGTGCGATATCTCTTATTGCTGCTTCACCTAAAAGTACAGGATTTCTAGTAGTTGGATTTTGTTGAACTCCGCCAGGTGCAAATGTTGCATAGGGGTATTTCATATATGTAAAAAATGCTGTTAAAGCACCTTCTCTATCCTGACTAACTCCTGTTACTTGAAAGCTTTTTGCTAATCGTCCAGTTCTATAGTTTAATATATCAGATCTTGATCCATCACCCATATGCTGCTTAACCGCTTGAAACAAATTATTATTTAATATATTTTGTAAATTTGTCAAAGATATAAAGGCAGGAGGTATAATAAACTCGCTATTAACGCCTTTGGCCGTAGTAACCTTGGTATTAATTTTTGTAGAGCTTATTTTCGAGGATGCTTTTGCACTTTCTTTTGAAGTTTTGTTAGGCTTTCCTAAGAAAGTATTTCTAATTTTTGTTTTTATATCTTGTATAAAACTGGATTTAAAAACTCTTAGGTCAGGTAGCATTTTAGATATTTTATCTACTATACCACTAGATTCTAATATTGTTTTTACTTCTTGTTTTGCTTTTGAATCGTGAAGAATAATTATATTGGCTTTTATTGAAGTAACGAAGTTACTTACTTCTTTACTTATAGAAACACTATAAGTACCTAATCTTCTTTCTTCATATATAGCATAATCTTTAAGTAAAGATTCAACCATCATCTTAGACTGTAATACACCAGCTTTATTAGAAGGTATATTAGTATTTGCTACATTTACAGTATTTTGAGATATAGAATTAAATATTCCAAAGAAGTTCTTTATCTTTTGACCTTCAGTAGAATTTTCTTCTTCCCTAAGAATATACGCTAAATCGACCCCTGAATCTGCTGAAAATACATCTGATAATTCAGACATTATTTTTTGAGATATATCTGCATTTAATAACTCAGCACCCGCAGACTGGTAACTACTAAATAGAACCCCCACTAAATTCTCTTTAGAGTTATTATTAGTGAAAACTAAAGCGGGAGTATACTTGCTAATCAAATCACCTAGCAAGACATTATTTTTTCCATTAACTAAGAAAATATCATTTCTTAAAATAATAGTATTCTGAAACTTACCTCTAATATAATTGTATATTGAATCTCTAAACCTCCGAAAATCAAAGCTTTTACCAGTATCATTTTTAATTATGCCCCCTAAAGATCGTTCTAGAAATTTTAAGTTTAATGGCACAAAGTGAGGATTGATACTGATTCCCTTTTTAATAAAAGAAGAAAATTTACTTTGTATAAGTTGATTTATTGAATCAATTGTAAACATTAGTTATAGTCCGATATATATAGATCTATTACCCTTTTAATATTAGATGGCAATGCAGTATCCGTTATATATTCAATCTGCATTGAAGTTGTATTTGTTCTTTTAATTGCATTTACAGCCGCATCATTTTTTATGTAATAAGACATAAGATCATATACGGCTAGCGTCAAATCGTCCGGTACAGGACTGAACCCCGCGTTATATACTAACTTATAACCTTTAAGTACATATGGAAATTCAGTTCCATTTATTGGAAGTATTAAATTTTCATCTACTACAAAGTCTACAAATTCTTCTAGTGCTGTATATGTTTGTCCATAATCAGTGCTATAAAATAAACCCGTTACAGATATTATAGGTTGTTCTTGTACTTGGTAAAATGGAATACCGCCATTAAAGTATTCTGATTTTGGTGCACTTACATAATCATTAAATGATCTTCGACAATAAGTCTTTACTAATGCACTTACTTTTGGTATTAATAAGTCTATAACAGCATCCTGATTAGTACTATTAATACCCATGTATGCTTTATAATCACTTTTTGTAATTAAATCAGCCATTATATTCTCCTTTGTTTTATAAGACAACTATTACTAATTGTCTTATAAAACAAGACCCAGTTAAGGGTCTTGTTAAGTATTACGCTGTATAACGTAAAACTGAAACTGCACCACCCAAGTTCGTAGTCAATTGAGTCATACCGGTACGTAGACTAGAAACTAGAACACGTCTTTGGGTTTCAACCAAGTCTTGAGTATCGAAACGTAAGCCACGTT